TGTTGAATCAAATGGTTCAGTTATTATCAAACAGGTTGTGGAATACTATCCAAATTTTGGAGTCAAATAATGAATGAGCGAGCCAAACAACTTGCCCTACAGGCTCTTAAACATCCTGATAATGACAATGATGGACTAACTGTATTTGATAATGACGAATTAGAAAAGTTCGCCGAATTGATTGTCAAGGAATGTATAAACGAGATTGCCTACATTGGAAAAGCAAATGAAGTATTTGGTGATAGAACCGATAGGGGTGGTTTGAATCATATACTTTGGACTACTGAAACAGCGATTGAGAAGATTAAACAACATTTCGGAGTTGAAGAATGACACATTATACAAATACAAACAATCCTATTGACTTTCCAAAAAAGAAAGAGATACCAATGTTAGAACGGTTCGCCACACAAAGTCTCGTTGAGCATGACGGTGAATTGATATTCAGCAAAGAAAAGTTCGCCGAGTTGATTGTGAAAGAATGTATTGATTGTGCCGTATGGGTTGGAAAGAACAATCATAATCCTGTCGAACCAATTCATACTGCTCATGCTGTTAAACGAAGAATTGAAAAACATTTCGGAGTTGAAGAATGAGGTACTATAGTTTTTGGGATGGTGTTGACAATTTAACAACATTATCTGAAGTGGAAATTCACAAATCCTATTGGGATTATTGGTATGCCGCAATGTGTAGAAAATTTGGTAAAGAAAAAGTCGATGAATGTTATTCTGCTGAAGATTGTTTACAAGATTGGATAGTTGTTCATTGGGCTTGGGAAAGTAAAGAATGAACGAACGAATTAAAGAATTTGCTGAAGCGGCTGGTTTATCTCTATCGCAGAAAGATTACAGTTACTATTGGGTTGAATCTAAGGAAGATATTGAAAAGTTCGCCGAGTTGATTGTCAAAGAATGTATCAACCGTGAAGAATTACTTGGTGCTATTGCCCGAGGTTGGTGTAGTGAAAAGAACGAACACAAAACTATGGATTCAGATTTGGCTTTTGCTATTTTTGATGAAGTTGAAAAACACATCAAAGAACATTTCGGAGTTGAATGATGAACGAACGAATTAAAGAACTTGCTTTACAGGCTGGATTACAACAAAGAGTCTGGAATTCTTTGGGTAAAGAATTACCTATGTGGCAAGAAGATCCAGACAACCCAGGATTGGACAAGTTCGCCGAGTTGATTGTTAGGGAATGTATTGAAAAGATTGAAACATATCGCATTCCAGTTGGTAATAGTGCCGCAGGCGAGATGGCTTGCGAATGGACCTATGATGCGTTGAAAGAGATAAGGGACGAGATTAGAGAACATTTCGGAGTTGAAGAATGAACGAAGAATTTGAAATAGCAGGAGTGATAGGAACAGAAAAGTTTCCCGAAGTTAGACAATTATGGGACGGGCATACAGTCCATACCAATCAATCTGACGAACGAACTGTGCCTATGATGTTTAAGAATCTTCCTGCTGGTACGCAACTATTCATTAAGAAAACCTCAAATGAACGAACGAATTCGAGAACTTGCTGAACAGGCTAGAATCAAAGACCACTGGAGTATTGACGAGGCTCGATACCTTACTAACTATCTGGATGAGAAAAAGTTCGCCGAGTTGATTGTGCAGGAATGTCTAGAGGCTTGTAGCAGAGCAAATGAAATTAGGCATTTTGTACCACCTACGCAACAGCAAGTGGTATTGAGTTGTATGAATGAGATTGAAACAACATTTCGGAGTTGAACTATGATATTAGAAGATTTGGAATATATTTTTAAGCCGCAGATTGAAGAAGGTACAACCAAGTTGTATTTTATGTTGATTGATGGTGCTGACTTAAAAGAAGTTTATCGCCATCCTGCCAGTGATATGGCCAGTCTTGTGCCAATGTTGGATAACTTTCAATACGCCGGCACCGAAGGTCGTATGCCGAGATTTGTAAAATGAACGAACGAATTAAAGAACTTGCTGTTGAGGCTGAATTTTCTGAAAAAGACCTACACATTCAAGGTGATAATTTTCAAAAGTTCGCCGAGTTGATTGTTAGGGAATGTATTGATAAAGCGTTTCATAATGGCCATCCTGATTTAGAATTTTTGTTGAAACATTTTGGAGTTAAAGAATGAAAGTAAGTGAACTTAAACAAATCTTGGAACACACCCGTGATGATAGTGAAGTTATGATTGCTATTAAACTTCCTTATTCCACAGTTGGTGCCATTCCAATGGTTTCCGTTAAGAGTGCTATGAATGGCTTTGATTGGGAGAATGGAAAGTTTATTCTACACCCCGAAGAAAAACTAACCAACTTTGATGAAGATTTTGCCAAGAAAATGAAAGACATGCAAGACAAATGGGGTTGGTCCGAATATGAGAATCGTGGACTCAAGGCAGAAATTAAGCAATTAAAGAAACTGTTGAAGGTTGAAGAATGAACGAAGCGTTCTCTAGTCCCAGACTGAGTCCAAAAGAATATTGGGCCAGTGATGATTGGCAAAGCAGTCGCCTGCTGGTCAACCAAGGCACTGTGTTGGGACACGCCTATCACACCATACAGCCCATTGGCTACGATTGGATGGAAATAGAAACTTGGGCCTATCAAGTCTATGGTGATAGAGGCAGTGTTTGGCACATTAGAGAAGAGGGTGGTCTGGCTCGGTGGTATATGAATAGTGGGCGGTTTTGGTTCCGCGATCAGCGGGATGTCACTACCTTCCTACTACGGTGGGCGTCAAGATGAGACAACTTAAACGAGAACTTTGGCCACATTGTGTTCCCCTAGACATCGGGGCAAGAGACATTGATATTATTGAAATTGAAAACTGGCTGGGAGAAACACTAGGTCGATTCAAGGATCAGTGGAACTGCGTTTATCGCCACAACAGCACAGACTTTTACTTTCGTCAAGGTAGAGACGCTACTATGTTTGCTCTACGGTGGGGCTCCAAGTGAGCAAGTTGGAAATAAAAAAGTTATTTTATATCAGACCAGGTCGGTGTCTTCCCTGCGGACTCAACATTATAGAAAAACTTTGGTGGAGATTCATGCCCGGAGTTGTTATCAATGTTAAATGGCCCGCGGGAAATATTACTGTTGATGAAAGTGATCCTAGATGGGATTGGACCTTAAGTTCGAGTCTTCAAGAAGGGTATAGTGCCGACCCAAACGACCATTTTCGTCCTTGGCTCGAGAAACATGTAGGTCGCCAGAAATGGGATTGGGATTGGGGGATAGCAGGGAATGATTCAGTCGAAAATCGCCTGACCATAAAGATTAGGCAAAAACATGCCAAGTATGCTACAATAGCGGCTATAAGGTGGTCATAATATGAATCCTGAACTTGTACATCAAGCCGTTGTTAAAATCACAGACTGGGGAGAAGTCGAGCGGTGGTGTGATGAGAATGTAGGCAAATGGAATCAAGATTGGTATAAGTTAGGTATTGATGTTGCTAGACTAGTAATAGCCATTGAATCTGAAGATTATTATGTTGAAACTACTTGGTTTTTTAGAGAAGAACGAGACAAGACAATGTTTTTGTTGAGGTGGTCATGATGGATAATGACGAAGAAAAATTCTATAGAAAATATGACATGCAGGTTCGCCCAAGCGTTCAACGGCTACGGAGAATGAAACGATTGTCATTGCCTACACTCAATTCTTGGAATCAATATATCAGTGACGAAATGCTGTATCAGGACATACACACAGAAGAAGTTAAATGTGCTGACATCACAATGCCATGGGATAGATTACAGCAAATTAGAGAACTGCTGAACTACTACGAACAACTGGAACGGGACGCCAATCTTTGTCGATCTCGGTTAGACTCATTGACATCGCAACAGCATCGAGAACAATTGGCAAGGATTAACAACCCCATGGTCCAAAAAGCCTACGAACAATATCAAATACTGCTGGGATTGACAAAAGAATAATGATCGACTATACTGATTATATGGTTCTGCCCTGTGGTGGTGTGGCCTACTATGACGAACCCAAGTATGGTATGAACTATTTCTGTGCCCAATGTGAATGTGTAGTGGGTAGTGATAGTATGCCCACACGCTGTAAAATTGAAGAAGCCAAATGGGATCTTATCAAACTATTAGGCGGCGAAGGTTGGGATTATTTTGCCGAACCAGATGAATTTTTTTAATATATATGACACAAGAAGTAAAGTTTAAAGATTTGGATAGAGCCAAATACGAGGAAATGTTTTCTTGGTGTCGAGAACAATTTGGCCGTGAAGCCATTTGGATCAAGCAGTTGGACAATCCGGAAGGTCCTGCCAAGTGGTATAGCAGCAATAACTATCCTAGAGAAGGCTGGGCCTTTGGTGCTATGGGAATCGCCGGACAACCATCAAATATAGGCAGTGCCAAATTTGTGTTCCGCGATGACGCCAATGCCACGCTTTTTAGTTTGAGATGGAGTGAGAACAAGTAAATATTTGGATGAATCGAAAGAAATATAAAGTATCTAGAACAGACTACGAACTATTTCAAAAGCAATACCTTATGGATACTATTCGCGATCCTGACAAATATCAGCGTTTTGGGCAAGCATTTTTAAACAAGTTTGGACGAGTGGCAGAAGAATATATAAACCTTGGCGGGGATATGGGTGTAGCTGAATTGGATAAACTTTGGTACGAACCCAATATGGAACGGGCTAAAAAGATAATAGAAATGTGGATTGAATAAATATACAACTGGAACCAACATTATGAGAATATTCGAAATAGATTCACGCATTAAGGCACGCATTAAAAAAGCCATAGATAAACTTGACGATAGTAATCCAGAAGATATGAAAATGTTAGATTATCTTAAAAATAATCTGTTTACTAAAAATCTTCATTCTACACTAGATACAAGTGATCTTCATGCCAGAGTTCGTGGCCCAGCCTATGAATGGTTTGTTTCTAAGTTAGAAACACTAAAAGTACCATTAGAACACAAGGTACACCTATTGAAGTTGATGGCAGATCCTTCAAACTTGATTCCAGCATCTACTTTTCAAAACAATCTCAGTGGAAATATCTTAAGTTATCTTGGATCCCGTATTAAAAATAACCTAGCATTTAAAGAACTGGTTGAACCCGCATGGCGTTTTAAAATCGGTGGCCAGGGTGGTATGGGTCCTGGCGAAATGTTTCTTATCTTGTTTTCAGAAAACGGCAAGGAAGGCTCGACCAAAAAAGGCGGAGACCTAGAAGTGGGTGGTGGTTGGACTGTTGAACTAAAGAATGGCGGTGTTATTCCTCCAGGAGATACAGGTAAGCGCATTGTAGACAGCCTAAATAAAAATCTTTTGGACATTGCCCGAACAGAAGGGTTCTTTAATCAACTTAACTTGAAATCAGGACCAAACTTTGACGGCGGGTGGATTCCTGAGTTCTTTAAAACATATGCTTCTATCAAGGGAGATGCTGCCTCCAAGGCCGAGTTTTCAAAATATTTAAACTCGCTGTACGAAGGTATCCCACCTGCCTTGGTGGCTCAAGCCTACGACAATCTAGGCAACCCTGGCACAGCAAAAATCATTGCTCCTTATATTTTTGAAATGTATCAAAAATCGCACGGTTGGAATAGTATTTGTCTAGTAGACAACGACTTTAAGTTTATCAATCTTGTGTCGTTCAATACACTTCCTCCAGAAGTAAAGGTCACCATTAAACTAAAACGCGGCAAGGGTGATGTTGATGATATTCAAGCAGGCGGAGATACCAATGCTGTAGCAGACGGTTATGCTCTTGTGGGCATGGGTAAAGCTCAAGTGGAAAAAGCAGCACCTACTGCCAAAATCAAGGCTCCCAAGGCCGCTGAGAAAAAACAAAAAACCCTAAATCCAGAACTATTTTCTGAACCAGCCACCGCCCCGGCTCCTGCTCCAAAACCTGCCGCAACAGTACCTTCTCCCGCTAGATTTAAAGATACAATGAAGGATCCTAACAATCCAATCACCATGGCCTTAAGATCCGTATCTCCAAAGCAAAAAACATGGGCTACAGAAAGAATACAAGATATGATGAACGCTGGTAGTTCTGACGAAGAAATCGCAGCCGAAATATCAAATGACATGTATCAAGAAAGCCTTACCAGATTAAAAACACTTATTAAACATTGACCTTTGATTCTAAATAGTGTATAATAACTAAATGAAACCACTATATATCTGGGCTGGCGGCAAAAATAAAATGATTCCAAAATACCGGTTAGATCCCGGTATTCCCTATTCTGGATATGATACCTTTGTAGAACCCTTCTTTGGGGGCGGTGCTATGATGATTCATATCTACGAAAATAACCCCACTGTCAAACGGTTTGTTATGAACGATATCAATCCTGAAATCGTGGGCGTGTATCGAGCAATCAAAACCAATGTTGTTGATTTTATTGCTAGAATGGATCAACTACAAGCCGCATACTTGCCACTTAATAAAGCAGATAGAAAAAAGTTCTTTTACGATTTACGCAAAGAATATACCACTAACTGGACTCAATGGAACTCTGTTGAGGAATCTGCTACATTATACTTTTTAATGAAAACTGCGTTTAATGGCATTTGGCAGACTAATCAAACCAGCAATGGCAGATTCGCCACACCCTGCGGATTGCTTAATCATACTACAAAATGCTATGACAAAGACAATGTACTAGAATGGAATGTATTCTTACAAAAGGTCGATATTCGTTGCGGAGATTGGAGCGCCTGTACTAGCAATATAGAAGGAAAAACATTCTTTTTCTTTGATCCTCCGTATAGGGATAGTTTTACTAGTTATAGTCAAGTGTTTGATGATAATCAACATCTAGCACTAATCGACTTTTGTAAACAAGAAGACCTTAAAGGCAACATTGTCATGTACTGTAATAGGGACGCTGGCGACAGTTTTTATACAGACAATCAAGGACAGTTGGCAATCAGCTATTACGATGTAACTTATACAGCTGGCCGCCGTAAACAAAATAAAGACGATAGTGGTAAGATCGTTAGCCAAACTGCTAAAGGTGCTAGGGAAATCTTGTTATACAGTCCTCTTATTATTTCAATGAACTGTGTTGTACAACCTCCTGTTGCGGAAGAAAAACCCAAAAAAGAAAAGAAGTCAAAGAAATCTGGAGTAAAACTAAATCCAGAAATATTTGAAATCAATTGACACAAAAACTATTTCGTGTATAATAAATAAATGTGTAGTTGACCTAATGGCTTCTACACATAGGCATAGTGCCTAACATGATTCTTACTTTTAAAGGAGATTATTATGAATCAACTCGTTCGTTTTGACACCAACGCTCTTAATAGAGCACTTCTAGGATTTGACAACTTGTTCGATAACTTTGAACAACGCTTTGCAAATCAAATCAACAACTCTTATCCTCCATACAATGTTTTGAAACGCGATGAAGATACTTACGAGATCGAAGTTGCGGTTACAGGATTTGACCCAGATGAGATCACTGTTGAGATTGACCAAAATCAATTGATTGTAAAAGGTCAACGCAAAGAAGTCGATTTGAATGAACCTACTTACTTACATCGTGGATTGGCTAGCCGTGATTTTACTCGTTCATGGACACTAGCAGAACACATGGAAGTTGAGGAAGGTACAATCAAAAATGGTGTACTAACTATTGAACTAAAGCGTGTGGTTCCAGAAGCATTGAAACCACGAGTTCTTAAACTAAAGGCTGAGTAAGCCGATGGGGGAGCCCTTTCCTCCCCCATTTTGAAAGACTAAAATGACCACAGATACTATCCTCGAAGAAAAAACAAAACAAAGATTTAAAGAACCCAGCAAGTATAAAGTCTTGGTTTTTAACGACGATTTTACACCAATGGATTTTGTCATTGCTTTGTTTATGACAGTTTTTCATAAAAACAAAGAACAAGCAGTAGCACTCACAATGGCTATTCATAAAGAAGGTAGCGCTGTTGCTGGGATTTATAGTCACGAAATTGCAGAGCAAAAAGTTAACGATTCGACAACCTTGGCCAGAGGCCATGGACATCCACTTGTTTTGAAAGCTCAAGCAGAATGAGTTTAAAAGATTTAACCAAAGATAAACACACCCTAGCCGAAGGCACTAAATTCATGAAGGCTGTGTTTGCTCAAACATTGCCCAGAGAACTTTGGATAGACTGGACATACCAAAAATGGTTGTTCTATGGTGCTATCGAGGGTGCCGCTGGTGCTAATCGACTACTGTCAGATCTACCAGATTTGCGTAGAGCCTTTTATCTAGCCATGGACTACAGAGAAATGAATGAAGGTAATCCACAGCATTCGTTCCGTCCCGTGGTAGTTGATTACTATAACTACCTGCTGTCCATCAGCAATGACCCTAACAAGATCATGGCCCACTTGTATACTTGGCACATGGGCGATATGTTTGGTGGACAGATGATTAAGAAGATTGTTCCTGGACCGCATCGCAACTTAGAGTTTGAAGATGCTCGTACATTGATGACTAACATCCGTGCTAAACTAGACGACAGCATGGGTGATGAAGCCAATGTGGCCTTTGACTGGGCTATCCGCATGATGAGAGACTATGACTCAGCTTTGGGATAAGATTGAAAAGCTGGCCCAGCACATTGAAATGCGTTTTGATGATACTGGGTTTTTAATAGATACACCACACAACTACGATTGGTATAATAAAATTTACGAAAGCCAGCGTTTTCGTAGGGCACATATTGAAATTGTAGATAATAGAGACACGCATAAACTCTACATCCTACATTGTACCATATTCCCACACATCAACAGCCCTAGTCCTATTTGGGGTTTCGATGCTGTATGCGGACCAAATAAGATCACAGGAGCCTTTCATGACTTTTCTTGGGCAGGTGGCTGCTCTGAAATGGAAGTTTGGTTTGCTGACCGTGTGAAAAATATTGCTTGGAACAAGCCTCGCGAGTTACCTGAATGGGCACAAAAGATATTCAGTACCAGCATGGTGGCAGCAGGTAATGTACAAGTCGGCGAGGAGTTAGACAGCCTTGTCGAACTTGCCAAAGATACACTGGAATATTATTTGTTACATGTTGGCCTAAATAACCAGCCTGGTACTGACAATACAGAACATCAAAATCGCTATTGTTATTGGCAAAAACAAAATCCACATGTAGTTCGCAGTATGGTTGCCATGGGCGTAGAAGAAAATACCATGAAGAAGTTCGTGGAAGAAGTTCTATTTCCCGAGATTAAATAAAACTGTAATCTAGTTATCTTATACTTTAATATAAATATGTGTAGATAATAGGTACAGTATGAGCGTCATCATTATAACTAAACAATCTCCCACAGACTACGAAACTGGCAGATTGATTGAAAGTTTTACTACTAAAGATATTGCCGTAAGAATATGTCATCCCGATGATTTTGATATTGTTGTGGACCGTGATATCCGCAAAGGTATCAAATACAAAGGCGAGGACATTGAACTACCTAAACTTGTGCTGGTTAGATTAGGCGCAGGTATTCTTCCATTCCAAGTAGCAGTATTAAGACACTTTGAACAAGCAGGCGTGATTGTTATAAACAGTAGCTCATCTATAGAAACTGCTAAAAATAAAATGATGACTAGCCAACTACTAAGTCGTGCTGGTATTCCTATCCCCAATACCATGATGGTGCGTTTTCCCATACAGGAAAAACTCATTGCGGAAAACATTGGCTATCCCTGTGTTATTAAAGTAGTTACAGGCAGTTATGGTGCTGGCGTATACCTATGCGAAAAGAAGCGAGATTATAAGAAACTCGTTGAATTTATAGAGAGTTTAGGCAATAAAAAGACGCTACTGGTTCAAGAATATCTCGGTGATCATCCAGGTGAAGATCTGCGTGTACTGGTAATAGGTGGTAAAGTTATTGGTGCTATGAAACGAACAGCGCCCGAAGGTGATTTCCGTGCTAACATTACTGCTGGCGGTACTGGGGAAGGATTTGAAGTCACTCCCGAGATTGAATATATTGCCAGCGAAACTGCCCGCACATTGGGATTGACCATAGCAGGCATTGATTTATTATTTGACAAGCGTGGATTCCGTGTATGTGAAGCTAACAGTAATCCAGGTTTCAGTGGTTTTGAAAAATATTGCGGTGTTGATGTAGCAGATTTGATTACCGAATATATTAAATATAAGGTAAAATAAAACATACTGATTACAAAAGGGCTCTTGTAGCCCTTTTTTTATGGTTAAGTGTGTAGTTTATTCCTATATGGTTGTACTTAAATAGATGTGAAGTCTTATTAATGGAGTACACAATGATAAGAAAATTACTGGCAATAGCCGCACTAACAGCACTTAGCACTTTTTCTCTCGCCCAATCTAGTGATCCTACATTGATCAATCAAAATTCCAGTATAACTGGTGGATATAGTTCTACATCACTGGTAGATACTAATAGTACATCGAATAGTTTAAGTACTGTAAACAGTAACAACAATAATGTCAGTACTAGTAATGCTACTAGTACAAGCACAGTGAATAGTACAAGTAATAATAATAATACTTCAACATCAAGTTCTACTGCTGTAAACACTAACAATAATATTCAAAGTGGTACAGTAACCAATAACAACAACAATGTCAACACTGGTACAATGACTTATAACAACAATAACGTCAACAGTGGTACAATGACCTACAATAACAATAATGCCAGTACTAGTAGCAGTACTAGCAGTAATACCAATGTTAATACCAATAATAATGTTAACACTGGTACAATGACATATAATAACAATAATGCCAGTACCAGTGCGTCTACTAGCAGTAATACCAATGTTAATACAAATAATAACATTAACAGTGGTACAATGACATACAATAACAATAATGTCAATGCTTCAACCAGTAGCAATACCAATGTCAATACCAATAATAACAACAATGTGAATACTGGTACGATGACTTATAATAACAATAATGTCAATGCTTCAACCAGTGCCAGTACCAGTGTCAATACTAATAATAATGTCAACACTGGAACAATGACATATAATAACAATAATGTCAACGCTAATACAAGTAGCAGTACCAATGTGAACACAAATAATAATGTTAATACTGGCACAATGACATATAATAACAATAATGCCAGTACCAGCGCCAGCACTAGTTCAAATACCAATGTTAATACAAATAATAACATTAACAGTGGCACAATGACTTATAACAATAATAATGCTAGTACAAGTAGTTCTACTAATGTTAATACTAACAATAATGTTAATTCAGGTACAATGACCTACAATAACAATAATGCTAATACAAGTAGTTCTACCAGCGCAAACACTAATGTTAATACCAATAATAATATTAACAGCGGTACAATGACCTACAATAACAACAATGTCAATACCAGTACCGTTAATAGTACCAGTGCTAGTACCAGCAACAATGTTAATGCCAATACCAATGTTAATACTAACACCAGTACCAGCAACAATGTTAATCAAAACATTCAAAGTGGTAGTATGACCAACAATAACAATAATGTTTCAACCAGTACTGCTACCAATAACAACAACAATACCAACAACAGTACAAGTTCAAACAACAATGTTAACCAAAACATTCAAAGCGGTACATTGACCAACAACAATAACAACAACAGCACAATCACACAGAAGGTTATTCAACCTCCTCCAACTGCTGTTGCTCCTGCTATGATGAGTGGTGGTAATGCTGACCTATGTACTACAGGTACAAGCAACTCAGTACAAACACAGATCTTTGGTGTAAGCAACGGCGGCACAAACCGCGATATGAACTGCGAACGACTAAAGTTAAGCAAAACACTATATGACATGGGCATGAAAGTTGCCGCAGTGGCCACTATGTGTCAAGATCGTCGTGTGTTTGATGCCATGATGGCAGCAGGAACACCTTGCCCCTACGAAGGTAAGATCGGCGAACAAGCTAGAGCAGCTTGGGAAGAAAACGAAGACAAGTTACCTAAAATGGAAGAAGTGGTAAAAGACAATGACTATTACAAAAATATTGGCGTCGGTAGTTTGCTGGGCATTATTGCTTATCGCATCTTCAACCACTAATGCTCAAACCACAGACCCTGTTACAGGGCTGCCACTAAGTTCAACTAGCAACGTCCTAAACCTTGGCGGTGGTTTGCCTTGGTCTAATACTGTAACAGGCCAAGCTGGTGGATATAGTGGCGGGTCAACTCCTGCCTATAATCCTTCCACTGGCAATATTATATTTGGCTACAACCCAGGCCCAAACGGTTCTGGTGTTACTGTTAGTCAAACTGCGGCTATTAACACAGCACTGGCCAATGCGGGCACAGGCATACAACTAGCAGGCTATACTTACTCTTGGGGTATTAACAATGAGAAAAGTATATCAAATGGTAATAGAGGTACCGTAACTGGTACGGTTAGTTTGTTGGGACCTGGCGGAAGTACCTTAGAAAGTTTTGGTTATAACTATAGCAATGTTAATACTGCTTCGGGCATTTTTCAACAATTCTCAGGCACACAACTATTCAACAATCGTTATGACACCACTGCGGCCACTGGCCTACAGGTCAGTTTCACAGGTAAGGATCAAAACTACTGGGCAGGCTACTATGGTCCTAGAGTCCATGTCAATAGCGTAGATTTATTATACACTACAAATCCCTGCGCTACCAATCCTGCTTATAGTCCAACCTGTGCTGGATTTAAGGATGTTGTAACCAGTAATAATCTATTGCCCGAACCAAATGCTGTAGCATCCAGTGGCAGTACAGTTTATAACACATTCGCCGTTAATACAGCATTGGAAAACTCTGGGGCAGGTGTTAAGGTGTATGGATTTAACTACAGTTATAACTATAGTCTAGGCAACGGTACCTATGGTTGTACTGCTACTAACCAAGATGGTTCTTGTAGTTGGTATATGACTACTAATCCCAATGCTCAAGTACGAGTGCTATTAACAAATAGTAACAATCAAACTGTCTATACTGCTGGACAAAGTTATTCAACACCTAATACAGCTGAAAATGTATCGCGTCAATTCTTGCTATCTTCTACAACAAATTCTTTGTCATTGGGTAATTTTACAATGGGGGCAACAACATCAGGAAATGCTGCCGTTCAGAATATGAGTGTTACAGCATTATACACTCCTGATCCTTGTACAACCAACCCCTTGTCTAGTACCAGTTGTCCAGGTTACGGTGCTGCCTTTGCTAAACAACAAGCATTGGCTGCTGCTAGTGCCCAACCTGCTGCTAGTCCAGTTGCCGGTCCTGCTCCAGATCCTAATTCCCCTGCACCAGATACTGCCGCCCCTGCACTTGCCGCTGGTCCGGCACCTGGTCCGGCACCTGGTCCGGCAGTTGCCTCTGCTCCGGTGGCACCTGCACCAGCTGGTCCAGATCCTAATAGCCAACAACCTCCCCCGCAGCAACAAGCGGCTGCTGGTCCCGGACCTGCTACCAGTGCCCCTGTGACTAGTGCGGCACCTAGTGCTACTAACCCACAACCTAAACCAGGCGATGTGCAAGTTGCCGGATCCACTAAACCGTCAAGTGAAAGTAAAGGTGGAGGAAGCGGGCCAAGTGCTCTAGCCATGAGTGTGGTATCTAAAGAACAAGCTAAAGTTACTGCTACCGCAGCCGCAGTAGTAGCACAGGCCAATGAAGCCGCGGCAACAGCAACATCAGCAGCATTAACTATAGCAGAAGCAGTAGCAGGCACAGCACAATCGGCCAGTATCACTGCTGCCACTGCTGTAGCCAGTTCTACATCATCGACATCTACTAAAACTGCCAGTAGCAGTTCAACCAGTGTGATCACACTACAGGCCAATACCCCAACTACCTTGGCCAGCATTAATAATCAACGAACAGCAAGTAATCAAGCCTCTACTACACAAGTAGCTGAAACTACATCTAATTCTCAATCTTCTTTACCTGCAAGAAATGACAATGTTTCAAGCACACAAAATACCACAGTAGTCGTTCAACAAACTACCACTCAAACACTTCCCCCTGCTCCGAAACAGCAAGAAGCAGTAGTAAGTTCCACACAGCAGGAACAGACTAGTAGTTTACCACCCCAGGCACCACGCCAACAAGAACTAGTGCAGGCCGTTGTACAACAAGTACAGACTATAAATGCATTGCCTACGGCACCTCAACAGCAGGCAACAACATCGCAGGCCACAGGACAACAGGTTCAAACTGCTAGTTTACCACCGCCTGTACCTCGACAACAAGAAGCTGTACAACAGGTAGTTCAACAAAGCACAGTAATAAATACTGCTCCAACTCCTCCTAAACAAACTCAAGCCGAAGTACCTGTACAGGTAACTACTGTGGCTATGGTACAGCAACAAATAGTTCAATCTGTGACTGCTCAACAGCCGGTGGTTCAATATATGCCGCCGCCACAGCCTGAAAGTAACCAATCAAGTTCTTTTGTTGACTATTCAATTTTTACCACAACTAATTTAGATACTATGAAGAAAACATTTCCATCTCCTGTAACTGAAGTTGAAATACCTAAGACAGAAATCGCTCGTGCAAGTAGTCGAGGTTCAATCAACGATTATGTAAATGAACAAGCATTTATGACACTACAGGGTGCAGAACAAACACAGGACGGACAGATCAAACGTAATGTACAGCCTAATGAAGTTGCAGGCGGTGTTGACATAGCTAGTATTGCCACACAGCCCAAGGGGTTTGATGCCTATGCAAAATTGACATTATTAGATGCAAAATTCTATAAGTCGGAAGAAGTATATAAGAATCAAAAGACTATAGATAACGAGCGTGTATTAAGAGGTTTAACAAGAGGAAGTGATAGATTGCACCAAGAAATGGTTGATCTACAGTATAAACAAGGAGCAAAATAATGACCGAAGAAATTAAAGACGTTAATGCAAAGATTGACGAAGCTGAAGCGGCAATGAAAAAATATGCCAGCAAGGATACTGTTATCAGTATTGGTGGCTATGAGTTCACGCCAGCCAAACTAATGGTAGCATTTACTATTGTGAGTTCTACACTAGGCGGGTTGTATGGATGTTTTGAAGTGTATAAAGACTACCAAAGCATGAAGAAAAAGATTGCTGATTATTCTGCACCAGACCTAAGTGGTTTTGATAAGCGTCTAGCGGTGATTGAAGAAACCATTGGAAAAACCAATGACTATACCCGTGACATTAAAAACGACTTAAAGGGCGATATTCGTAGAACTGAAACAGTTACAGAACAAGTTGAACGCTATGTTAAGGATGCAAACCGCCAATCAGATTCAGAAATGCGTGATATGCGTAAAGGTGTCCGTGAAGATTTGGATAAAGAGCGTGCTGAACTTCAATCTATGCGTCAAGAAAATGCTCAACTAAAGAAAGAAATCGATCGAGAACTAGTAGCATTGAAGAAAGAAGTTGATGCCAAAATCCAAAAGGCCGTCGACAATCCTTTGGCTAATAAGTAATCTACCTTTAATATAGTAGTATATAAATACTATTATGAAAAAACTACTTATATTACTATCTTTCTTAGTGTCGTTGGCAGTCTATGGACAAGTCCCCGATTCTAAAGTACCATTACCCGCTGATATTGCTGCTATTAAAAAAGCAGGTAAGTTAGTGGTGGCCATGAACGGCCCAGACAGCCCTCCGTTCTTCAGCGGACAAGGTGATGACCTACATGGTCTAGATGTCGAGATTGCTCGAAGCATTGCCAAACAACTTGGAGTACCTGCGGAGTTCCGTAGAGATGCTAAAAGTTTTGCTGAAGTAGCAGAACAGGTTCGTGATGGTCGTGCGGACATTGCTGTCAGCAAGTTAAGTATCACAGGCCCACGCTTACAGGTATTACGATTTAGTAATCCCTATGTTGTACTGCGTCAAAGTCTTATTGTTAACCGACTATGGTTGAGTCAAAACAGTAGGGGACGCGAGCCCTATGAAGTCATTCGTGACTTCGATGGTAAGATCAGTTTTATTCGTAACAGCAGTTACGACACCTATGCTCGTATTAACTTTCCTAGGGCCACATTTGTTCCTGAAGATACATGGCCCACGGTTATGAACAATGTTATGTCAGGCAAGATTGATGCCGCTTACCGTGATGAATTTGAAATTAAAAAGATTAGTTTCGAACATCCTGAAGCAGCATTGAGTACAAAGACCATTACTATCAGTGATAGTGTTGACCATATTGCTGTGGCAGTTAGACCCACCAATCTACAACTATTAGGTATTGCTAACTTTGTTATAGCCAGCGAATATAATAACATCGATGTTAAACGATTAATGAATAGATACAAGGAAAACAAATGAACTTAAAGAAATTTCTATCTAGTCCTTGGACTATTCTTGGCAGCATTTTGCTGGCCGTTGCGGGTGGTGTATATTTGCCACACGAAGTTATGGCGTTAGAGCCTATTGGCGGAATCTATATTAGCCTGTTAAAAGTAGTTGTACTACCATTCTTGTTTGCCACTATTCTAGTAGGTGTAGTTGGCTTGTTACAAAAAGAAGGTAGCCAAACAATGATTAAGAAAATCGTCATTGGCTTTCTGGCCAGTATGACCTTGGCCGCTGTAGTGGGTGTAGGGTCTACACTGATTACTGGCAGTGAAATGACAGCAGAAAAGAAAATACAACTAGGTGCCTTGGTCAACAATAAAGACCAAAGTTCTGAAATGACGATTACACTCAAAGAGCCTATGCCTGTTGCACCCAAGCCCAGTGCTGGTGCCGTAATCCAAAAGTTTATTCCTGAAAATATTTTCCAAAGTTTGGACGCTGGTGAAAGTTTGAAGATTGTTATCTTCTGTTTGATCTTTGGTATTGCCCTAGGTAATATTAAATCAGCGGGTCAGGAAATAATGATTGATGTGTTTAAGAGTGTACAACAGGCCAGCATTAGCATCTTCAAGTTCTTAAACTACTTCCTGCCCATTGCCTTGTTTGCCATGATTTCAACGCAGGTAGCCAAGGTAGGCGTAGGTATCTTTGGTACCATGGTTGATTTTATTATTCAACAAACAGTGGGTGGTTTCTTAATCGCTGCCATTGCTACAGCATACATTGCTTGGAAATGCCGTAGGAGTATTGTGGCCACCGTCAAAGGCATACAAGAAACATTTATGATTGCTATCAGCAGCCGTTCAAGTTTAGCCTGTATCCCTTACAGCCAAGATGCTCTAGTTAAACTAGGCTACAACAAGGATGCTGTTGAACTAACTACACCACTGAGTTTTACAGTAAATCGTATTGGTAGTATTGTTTATTATGCCATTGCCACAGCGTTTATTGCCGGCATCTATGATCTACATCTAGGTGTTGCTGGCTTGGTAGTTGTTTTGTTTGGTAGTATTCTCGCAGGCCTAGCCAGTGCTGGTACTACAGGTATATTAACTGTTGCAACAGTTGCAGTGGTTTGTGATTTATTGAAACTCCCTAGCGAAGCAGTTTTAGTATTGTTTATCGCAGTTGATCCTTTGATGGATATGATTCGTACAGCCAGCCATGTTATTGGCAATATGGGTGTAACAGCATTCGTAGCAGAAGTGGATAATGGACAAAATCTTTCTTAATATATTAGAGTGGGTAGGCCAAAGCCCTGCACGAGTATTAGTACTATTTGCAGTAGTACTGATGTTCGGCGGTGCTTGGTTTGTCTACACTGAGAAAGATTCATTCATGGCCAGTTATAGGGCTCAGCAACAGTTGCCACATATGAATGGTCAATATAGAGAAGCTACCGATTTCATATTCAAACATAGCGAAGCAGAATTAGTAGCAATATTCGAAGTAAACACATTGCTTAATACTAGAAAGCTAGTGTATTTTGTCACACGTAAAGGTGGTCATAACAAAGACTACGATGGTTATGATGTAGGACTGCTAACCAAAAACTATAATAACAACAATGATGTTATTGGCCTAATGAGTGGCAAGGTTCCCTGTAGTGAATACAAGACAGCACAAAGTTACCTAGGATTCGTCTACAAGGAAAGTGGTGTTAACTATATGTGTCGTATCAGTGTGCCTGCTGAACCTGGACTGTTTATTGGTCAGATTTCAGTAGGTTGGAAAGAAGAACCTAAGGATCTAGATGCTACAACTCCTGTACTAAATGTAGCAAGTAATATACTCTATAAGGCCAAATAATATGTTAGGCATACTCGGTGGAATGGGACCTGCGGCTAGTTCGGAGTTCCTAAGACGTTTGATTGAGCAGACTCCGGCAACATGTGACCAAGAACATATACCTACAGTATTGTGGAGCGATCCTACTATACCAGACCGCAGTCTAGCATTAAGAGCAGGTACCAATGAACCGTTAGAAGGACTTCTAAGAGGTATCCAAGGACTCAAATCTGCTGGATGCACACATATTGTTATACCTTGTAATACCGCACACTTTTGGTACGATCAAATGAGCGATCAGGGTGTGCCTATATTACACATTGTAGAAAGTGTAGCAGTACAACTAAACAAACAAAATGTCACAGGTACTATTGGTATCATGGGAACTCAGTCTACAATAGAGTTCGGACTATATCAAACGATGTTAGAGTCTCGGGGTTGGAACTGTATAGTACCTAGTCAATATGAAATGGATGTATATGTACAGCCTGCTATCGATTATGTCAAAGCCGGAGATACAACTAGTGCTCAAGACATACTCAACATAGTGATTAAAAATCTAATCGATCGAGGAGCAGACGCAGTGGTATTGGGCTGTACAGAGTTGCCCTTGGCCATTACCGAAGAAGAAATGTACGGTGTTCCTTTGGTCAACAGCATAGACAGCCTAGTTAAAAGTACATTAGAGTGGTACAGAAATGTCTAATGCCCTAGTTAATGCTTTATCAGATGTGGGCCAAGGTCTCTTTTGGGCATTTGTAGTCTTTGCTGTTGTGCTTATTCTTAGATCCATAATGGAAGAATGAAAACTCTAACGGCCTTATTATTGCTACTGACTTCATGTCTAGCACATGCGGCGCCGTTTGAAGGTTGGACTGATGAAGAAAAAGCATGGTTTGTGGCCAGTGAGGTAAGTCAAATACTAGACTACCAAACTACAAGAAATGTATTATACCAAAAACCCAAATGGAAAAATTACTACGAAGTTAATCCCTTATTAGGCCGCCACCCCAGTCAAGGTAAACTTAATATAGCAGAAGTAGCGACTATAGTTGGAGACTATTATTTTTCAGATTGGTTGTCCCACGATAATAGACTACTTTGGTTACGAGCACATACTATTATTGAATTAGGCATTACAGCACATAATCTCAATATTGGTGCTGAAATCCGCTTTTAAAATAATACTTAATTATTTTTCTCTTGACATAAATAAAAGAACAGTGTATACTGTTTATATAGTTTATTTTAAGGAGGAACTTGCTATGAAACAAAAGAAACTTTTAAAAGAGTTGTATCAGGCTTGCGTCCGACACGATGTAGAAAAGCAAAAGGAACTTCGTACAGAAGAATTCCGCAAAATCTTCAAGCACCGCGCCGAAGGCAAATCTTTTGGGCCAAAGTGGACAGCCGTTCAGATTTAACAATTCTGTAATCTACACACAGTAATGGGGCGATAAATATGGCTATGAAGCCAAAAACTTATCGTTCCATATTCATCTCGGATGTCCATTTAGGAACTAGAGACTGTAAAGCCGAAGCCCTAAATAACTTTCTTAAAAATAATACCTGCGAAACACTTTACCTAGTGGGCGATATTATTGACGCTTGGAAAATACAGCAAAACAAATGGCGCTGGAAACAAAGCCACAGCAATGTGGTACGCCGTATATTAGGCCACGCCAAACGCGGCACTAGAGTTATATATGTTGCCGGCAATCACGATGAATTTTTAAGACCCCTAATACCTTACGGACTAGGCTTCGGTTCGGTGGAAATACATAATCAAACTGAACATATTGGTGCCAATGGTAAGCATTATCTAGTCACTCACGGCGACTTATTTGATGGTATTACTAAACTAGCACCATGGCTGGCATTCTTAGGAGATAAAGCATATGATTTTGTTCTTGGGCTCAATAGCAGACTTAATTGGCTACGCCACCGTATGGGTTTTGGGTACTTTAGTCTTAGTAAATTCCTTAAGCATAGAGTAAAAAAAGCAGCAGACTTCATGTTCCAGTTTGAAAAGAACATAGCCAAGTACTGCAAGAAACGCGGATTTGATGGTGTTATTTGTGGACACATACACCACGCCGAAATTAAAATGATAGATGACGTCATCTACATGAACGATGGAGACTGGGTAGAGTCTATGACTGCCCTAGTAGAACATCACGACGGGCGTTGGGAAATAGTAACTTGGACCAAGGAGCACGACGATGTGGACGCTGTTACTAGTGGCAATAAGTCTAACTAATCCCAACGACATTCCTGCAACTCTAACTCTTACCTTCCCTGATAGAACCAGTTGCGAACAATCTGCAGCCACGTTACAATATAGTATTAAATACAGTGGCTATAAGGTAACCGCACAATGTCAAAAAAAATCCTCATCATAACTGATAATGAACGCACACAGATCAACGGGGTGGTTACAACATTTTCCAATATTGAGCGACATGCTGTGGCTGATGGCTACGATGTTGTTTATCTTGACCCCGGGCAGTTTCACCATATTGACGCTCCTGGTTATCCTGAAGTTAAACTTTCCTGGCCGTGGAGAATTGGTCAGAAGATCAAGGAGATTAATCCGGATCATATACACATTGCCACGGAGGGCCCGTTGGGTCTAGCCGCAAACCTATGGTGCTGGCGTCATGACATAGTATTCAATACCAGTTATCATACAAAGTTTCCCGAGTTCTTAAAGAAGATGTATCATATCCCTGAGTGGCTGACCTATAGATATGTCAGTTGGTTTCACAATCACAGCGGCCGTGTGTTGACCACTACACAGACTATGGTAGAAGAACTACAGAAACACGGATTTCGTAACGGTGTTATAGCATGGACTCGAGGTGTTGATCGTAGTGTCTTTAGAAGTAGTTTGCGTCAGAGCTGTCCTAATAGACCTGTATTATTAAATGTCGGTCGTGTTAGTAAAGAAAAAAACATAGATGCTTTTTGTGAATTAAAATATCACGGTGCTACTAAAGTTGTAGTAGGTGATGGCCCATATCGTCGAGAGTTAGAACGTCGATATCCTGATGTACATTTTGTAGGCGCATTGACTGGTGAGAAACTAGCAAGATACTATGCCAATGCTGATGTATTTGTATTTCCCAGCAAGGCAGATACATTTGGTGTTGTTATCATAGAGTCATTGGCCTGCGGAACACCCGTAGTGGGCTACGATGTACCTGGACCCAAAGACATTATCGAAAATGGTATTACAGGCTATTATGGTGATGATTTAAAATCTAATATAGATCGAGCATTGAGATTAGATAGACAACGAGTAGAAATCCGTAGCCACAAATGGTCGTGGAAGAAATGCTGGCACATCTTCCGTGATAATCTAGTGCCCACTAAATATTAATTTAACAAGGAAAGATATGATTAAAGATATATTGTCTAATTTACGAGAACAACGATGGGACGACCATAGATACTATCATCACAGTAGAATCAATCAGTTTTTACATTTAATATCGGCTTCGAGTTTTTTAATTGCTTATGTATATTTGTTTATTGATCCTGTAGTCAGTGCTTATATTGCTTGGTTAATCGCCATGACTACACGTCAAGCAGGACACTTCTTTTTTGAACCCAAGGGCTACGATGAATACAATAAAGCCACTTTTGATTATAAAGAAAAAATCAAAGTAGGATTTAATCTAAAACGCAAACGAGTATTGATGTCTTGCTTTGTGCTAGTGCCCATACTGGCTTATTTTGATCTAGAGTTTATGAACTATCTAGTACCACACCAAGATGCCGAAACATTCCTAAATCGTGTGGGTATAGGTTGGTTATGGTTAGGTGTCATTGCCATTGCTTTTAGAATGGTTCAACTAACTGCTATACAAACACGCAGAGTGGCCATTACTTGGTGTATTAAAATCCTAACAGATCCATTCCATGATGTTTGGATTTATCGTAAAAGTCCTTTATATTTGATGCAGGGACAACTAATTGATCCAGATTTGAGACAGGACTACGAATAAGATTTATTGTTAATTTACAATAAATATCACTATGAGAATTAACGAAGTCATTGACGAGGATATTAGTCGTAGAGGATTTTTGGGAGGACTCGTTGGTTCTGCCGCTTTAGGTGCTGCCGGCAGTGCCCAAGCAAAACATCAACCCGCACCGCAGCCCACCCCGCAACCTGCTCCCAACGACACCAAAATCGTTCATTTACTCAACAAGCCCGAAGCACAGGCACTGATCAAGGCTGGACATCAGTCGGGCATACGCGGCGTTGAACTTGCTCAGTTTGTTGCCCAATGTGCTCACGAAACTGCTAACTTTACCAGTATGGGCGAGAAGGGTGGCAAGTTAGACTTCAAGAAATATGATCCCAAGGTAAATCCACGCAAGGCCAAAATGCTGGGCAACACACAAGCAGGTGATGGTGCCAAGTACCACGGTCGTGGATATATTCAACTAACAGGTAGAGATAACTATGCCCGTGCTGGTAAAGCCCTGGGCCTGGACCTAGTTAATCATCCCGAACTAGTAGAGCGTCTAGATGTTGCTGCCAAAGTAGCAGTATGGTATTGGCAAAATCATGTGGCCAACAAAGTCACTAACTTTAGTGATACATCAGCAGTTACTCGTCACATTAATTCTGGACTACACGGATTAGAAGACCGCAGCCAAACATTTGCTGGTATTATGAACATTATTAAACGGGCTTAATATGAACACATACTTAGACACTTTATTAGACCAGTGCGCGGCTGGATTCGTTATGGCTTACTTTTGGCCTTACTTTGTAATAGGAAATGCCGATAACATCAAGGACATTGTCGGCATACATATGAACGGCATTAAGCCGATGTGTAAGCGTTAAGCGTAGGTATCAACAGGTGCAGGCTTTCCAGAGTGTACAACTGCCCCGTCATCGTTAAAAACCTTAACACTATGTGCTTCTCTTAAGTTATTTGCAAATGAAAATGCATCTTCAAACTCTTCAAACCAAGTATCGGTGATTCGTAATCTTCCGTTTTCCCATTGATGCGATCTTACTCGATGTCTTGCCATTTTAGTTCCCTTTGAAATATTTAGTCCAGATTTTAACTGTAGTATTTGTATATTTTGTTAAACTTATTTGATTTGTTTTAACATTAGCCCATGACCATGTGTATGCAGATTTTAACTTCTCTGCCATTTCTTTACTGCTTGTTGGATCAGCACACCAAGGATTTGTTGCCCACGGTATTTCAGTACAGCCTACAATAGGTACACCCTGACTAATCAAGTCCGCTGATACAATGTTAAATGTTTCACTGAAGTTACATTGCATACCGATATCCATTTGACTACAGATTTTTAAAAAATCTTCCCTCGGGCACCACTGATGATTAACTAGTTCATGCCCTTGATCTATAAGTTGTTCAAATAATCCACGAAGATTATTCTGTGCAGACTGTCCTTGCATTTCAATACGTCCAGCATTTACATGGAACTGTAGTTTCTTGCCAATACTATTAGCAAAGTCTATAGCAGCAAAGGCCTGCAATAAATGATTCTTCAAGGGACGGATAGCACCAAAACAACTAATATCGATAGTATCTTTTTTCTTATCTATCTTTTTAGGTTTAGCATAGTCCTGTGGATAGAAGTTAGGCATATAGATAACACGCTCGTCGGCTTGTTTATCTGTCCAACTATTTTTAATCTGCAAATACATTCTAACTTCACGCATCATACGAGGAGCATTAACCCCGATGATAACATTCTTTAACAGACCGTAATCACCTAACCAATCCATGGCCATACCTTCTCCAGCCATAAACGGCATTTCGCTGTGCAGGCGTATGATCCATTTTACATTAGGGTGTAGTTTTTGTAATATAACAAACTTCTGAGGCACTACCCATAATGCTTCAATAATAACATGAGTGGGTTTATGTTTGTTTACCAGCCTATCAATACAGTTGTTATCAATAGCAACTTCTAGGTTACTTTCAACTCCGTTGTTTGCTAACATTTCATTCATGAAGTTAGCAGAGTTATAAAGTCCTGTACTTAGACCGATATGTGAGTGTGTGATAGCATTATAATCTTCACGACGTTTGAGAATGAATAAGACTTTTTTTGACATGGTGTAGGTGTTGTTGTGTTATACAACAATATTTAAGTCTTACTATATTACACTAAGATTATTGTGAACGCAATTTTGCAATACCCAGTAAATTAAATATTTTAAACCACATCCATCCTATATCAAACTCAAACCAACGACGGCTCAGTTTAGGATTTGCTGGATCTAAATGATGGTTATTGTGTAGTTCTTCGCCACCTATAATAATACCCCAAGGACTGATGTTACGACTTTGGTCTCGAGTTTCGCCATTACGATATCCTATATAATGGGCAACACCGTTAATAACACCTGCGGCAAAGAATGGAATCCAATACATTTGTACTGCCCATACTATTAAGCCTATGCTGCCAAAGAGTGCTAGATCAATGGCCAACATGATTACAATACCTAAGAAGTTATAGGGTGTATATATGTTGCGTTCAATCCAATCATCAGGAGTACCTGCTCCGTATTGTTCTACTAGTGCTTGATCCCGTGCGGATCGTGAATAAAATACTGCACCAGTAAACAATACACGCCATATACCATATATGTGAGGAGTATGTGGATCTCCTTCTTGGTCACTGAATCTGTGATGTTTGCGATGTATGGCCACCCATTGTTTAGTAACCATACCAGTTGTTAGCCATAGCCAAAGTCGCATAAAGTGACTGAGTATAGGATGAAACTCTATCCCTCGATGTGTTTGACCACGGTGTAAAAATAAAGTCACACATACTATGGTAATATGTGTGACTATGAGTGTATATAGAATTGTTGTAAGCATCAAGTACTTATCTAACTTACCAAATAAAGTTCTTGGTATAATACTTAATAATAGATTTAAGTTCTTTAGAAAAATCAGCCACAGGATTCCATCCTAGATCTTGTAGTTTAGTGTCATCGATAGCATACCGCACATCCTGACCAGCTCGGCGAATACTAGTATCTAGGTATTGCATAGGATCTCCTTTAAGTCCCATGCCCTTGATAATCATCTTTGCCACTGTTAGATTAGACTCTTCATAGTTGCCCGAGATGTTATAAATTTCATTAGTAACACCGTGATTGATAATAGTGATAATAGCACTAGCAGTATCGCTGGCATGTAACCAAGTGCGTCTAGGTGTTCCCGCATCGTGCAAAGGAGCCGGTTTACCTAGGCTTAAATATTTGATTGTGTGAGGAATAAACTTTTCTGTATACTGCCCAATGCCATAGTTGTTGGTAGGACGAACAATAACATAAGGAACTCCATAGGTTCTTGCCCAAGCAGTGACCAGCATATCGGCAGCAGCCTTGGTAGCACTATAAGGATTGCTGGGTTTCAACAAATCTGTTTCACTATGAAATCCTTCAACAATATCACCATATACTTCATCTGTACTAAAGTGTAACAATGTAGGCATTTTAAACTTATGCTTTTGTTTAATAAGTTCCAACAAATGATGAACACCGTCAATGTTACTACGAACAAATACTTCACTACTGGCAATAGAGTTATCTACATGAGTCTCTGCTGCGGTGTTAATCACATAGTCACATTCATACAGAATATCTAAATCATTAATATCTTTATTTTCAAAAATAAACTTATTGCCATATTTTTCTAACTCGGGCAATAGATTAACATTGGCAGCATAGGTCATTTTATCTACACCACGCACATACCAACCTTGATTTAGGCAGGCCTTGGTAACGTGATATCCAATAAAACCTAAACAACCAGTTACATATACAACTTTGGTGTTCATAGTTTTCTCGTTAAGTTTAAGTAAGCAGGACGGTCACTGTTGATCCATTCCGCAAAATCTGTGTTCAAATCCTCAAGGGTTTTAGGTTTATAGATGTCGATGTTAGGCAATGAACTTAATACTGCTTCATCATCATGTGCCCAGTGTGTAACACCATCGTGACTGTAATCATAGTCTCTGCCAGATCCAAGTAGTTTGACTGGAATCTTTTCATAGTTGACATAGTTACGCAAGAACTCAAAAGGGCGATACAATAAGAACGAACTCATCGAATAGCAAACTGGAATCAATCCTTGTTCAGCCATACCGATACCTACACCAATCATGAGTTGTTCGGCGGCGCCTACATTATAAAATTGATCCGGATAAGCATTGCGAATGTGATCCAGAATACCAAATCCCAAATCAGCAGTAACAACTCGGATACGGTCGTTCACTGACATTTCTTCTAACAATAGTTGAGCACATTCTTTTCTCATGATGCTAATACCTCTTTATAATCGTTGTCTTTCAGCACATAGTAATGTGTCAATAGGTCTTGAGCAAACGACCAACTCGGTGGTGTACTAATACGAATATTAATGCGTGGCAAGAATGCCTTTAATCTTGCTGTTAGATATTCGATGTCCACAGGATCATATGCACTTAGACCATTAATATTAACATATACTTCTAGATTGTCAACAGGATGCTCTTGAATAAAGCGTAGACTTTCCCAAATACTACCTTCTGCGGCTTCACCATCACTGATCATACAGTAGACTTTCTTATCAGGTGTGGCCAATGCGTGTCCAACAGCAACAGGAAGACCACTACCTAGACTGCCTGTTGAGCAATACAAATGATTAGGCAAATCTTTTCCTGGATGGATGCCATGTTTGTGTATCATTTCTACTGGATCAACACCGTAGTATTTTTCCAGAACTACATACAAGGCCAGCCCTGCGTGTCCATTGCTGAGAATAAACACTTCGTCGTTTCGACGTTTTGCGTAGATTTCTTCAATAATAGGCAGCGCACTAAGTGTACTGCTAAGGTGGCTTAGTTTTTCTTGATATGTGATATCAACTAATCGTTTTTCAAGTTCGTTCATAGTGATTTAATTTTATATATTCTTGTGTTTGGGTGCATATCTTCAAATGATTCAATTCTATTAAGTGTATTGCTATGAAACTCATTCATTGCTTTTTCAACTCCTTCTAGATTAGTATCATCAAATGCTACAGTACCTGCCTTATTACCGATAACTGTCATTGCTAGTTGTGTATCTAATATAACATCATCATAATGATGGCTACCATCTATCATAACATGAGACACATTCATTTGGGAGATTGTATCCTGTGTAAGAGAATCGAAAAAATCTTTACTGGTCATTTCATACAAGTGGAGATTAGTAAGACCTTTGATATTTTCTAAAACGATATTTCGATTATCAGATAGTTGATCACCTTGCTGTATAGATGATTCGTGGGAAGTAAACCCGTCCTCAATAAACGGATCAATCGCATATATAGTTTTATTAGGAAAAAGTTTAGCAAGTTCAGATACACTCGTTCCATGCCATATACCGATTTCTAAATAGTTGTTTTCCAAAGAAGAAAGACGATCTTTAAAGTAATCAAAAATAGTAATAGCCATTAGTCTCATTTTTGTTTATTCCTAATCAGTTCTTCAATACCTTGTTTAAGGCTATATTCAACCTCAAACCCATATCTATGTTTGGCATATGTTGTATCACAGATCCAAACATCACTTTCAAAGGCCTTGGCCATTTTATCAACATAGGTGACTGGTCCGGTACGTCCGGTAACTTCTTGCCAAGCATTTAATACTTCTAGATTACTGGTCTGAATACCTGAACCGAAGTTTACAATATCACCGGGCTCAGCAGGAGCATTGGCCAATATATCGATGCCCCTAACAAAATCATCAATGTAGATAAAATCGTGCTCGCCACTAAACAAATTCATAGGTTGGTCATTAAAGAATGCATCGTATAATCTACTAAACAACCTGTGTGGCTTCTCGTGATTACCAAACGCACTATAAACACGGGCAATCTTAATATCTAATTCATATTGTCTAGCATAGCCTTGACACAATAGAGTGGCTGCACCCTTAGTGGCCTGATACATATCAACAGGATTGATACGATCTGTTTCAGCACTGGCTCTGGGCATTGGTCCGTATTCAGCACTAGATCCAATATGTACCATTCGAGTTGTAGGGTTCTTTCTTACATACTCCAAGCAGTTATAAGTTAGTATGATGTTACTACTCATCATAACTTCAGGTTTGTATATCTCTGCGGCACAATGAATGATTAGATCCGGTTTGAAATAATCACATTGTTTTTCTATATAAGAATCTCGAGTATGCGTTAGAATCTTGTGGCCTTGATAAAACTCAACAAGGTTTTTACCAATAAACCCAGAAGCACCAGTTATATAGATTTTCATTCTGTTACAACTTGAGTTAGATAGTATTGTGCTAGTTGCATACGATGTGGCAAACTTGTTCCTGGCCAGTGAATCAATAAGTCGCCCTTGGTCCAATCACTGGAGTTACCGTGGCGATCAACTGCGGCTTGGTTAGGATATAGTTTACAATCGTAGGAGTTAAATGTTTTTTGAGGAACGATTTTGATAATGCCTTTATTGTCCTCATAGGTATCAATCATAACTTGTTGTTCGGCCCAGTTGTGATTATAATACAGTGGGTACTGGTCAATGATCATTTGAATGTAAGCTCGTCCCTCTGGACTGTTTCTAACAAGAAAACTGTCTGCATTGATATCATTGCAGTCTGTGGCAATGATAAAATGATAGTTGTTATCTATAATGTCCTCTAACTTGATTGTAAAGTTAGTGATCAGTGTGTCACAACCGGTCCACCAAATCCATTCGATGTCTGGATAGCCTTCCAGCATGTCTCTCAAAAACCAAATCTTTTCAAACCCAATGTTTACATTGTAAAAGTTGTCAGTTTTGCAAGCGTATGCATATCCATGTCGTTCTGCGTAAAGTGCTTTATTTTGATCCCAGGTCAAATCAGCCAACGGCTGGTATCCTTGATTGTTCAAACTTACGACTGCTATGTTCATTGTAATCCTTTAACTATTTTAGAAATATTTAGTGAGCCGCTAGGTTGCTAAAAATATTTCCATGTGTTATAGTATACTATAAATATTTTTTAAATAACAACCATTTAAAGGGAAATATGGAACATTTTTATGAAAATATACACGGTTGGTTCAGTTATGACTATGTATATAAAGATGTAGTTGCTCAAGCAGACGACGGAGCTCTGTTTGTTGAGATAGGCAGCTTCAAAGGTAAGTCCACAGCATATATGTGCGTTGAGATTGTTAACAGCGGTAAAAAGATTCGTTTTGATTGTATAGATCCAATGAAACCTTTGTCACACTATGCTGCATCAGCAGAGTCGCAGCCCGAAGAATGGCAGGATTATCATATTGAGGGGTTTCACGAAAGACTAGCACCAGTAGCAGGCCTGTATAATCTACATGCTATGACCAGTGAAGAAGCAGCCGCACTTTACGAAGATAATAGCATAGACTTTTTGCTTGTCGATGGTGACCATAGTTACCAAGGTGTTATTAAAGATATTCAAAACTTTTTTCCAAAAATGAAATCGGGAGGATTGATTGTAGGCGACGACGCATGGAGTCCCGATGTTGCCCAAGCATTTAGAGATGCTTTACCAAATCTGTCAGTAGAATTTAATGACGTCCACGCCTTTGTACAAATACCATAAAGAGAGAATAAATGAGAGTTTTTGATTGTTTTACATTTTATAACGAGTTTGATATACTAGAACTTAGACTACAAGAACTATGGGATACCGTAGACTTCTTTGTTATTGCCGAAGGCAACCTTACACACCAAAGTAACCCCAAACCTTTTTATCTAAAAGATAACTGGGAACGATTTGAAAAATATAGCAGTAAGATTAGACACATCATGTTGGATGACATGCCCGGTGATCCTAATACTTGGGTAAACGAAAACTTCCAACGTAGAGAACTGCGTAGAGGGTTAACTGACTTACAACCTGATGATTTAGTCATTGTTTCAGACTGTGACGAGATTCCTCGCCCAGAAGCCATCGAACTTATCAAAGAAGACACTAATGGATATTCTAGATATGTTCTAGGCATCCCGTTGTTTTATTTCAAACTTAACTTCCTAATGGTACAACCACATGCAAGACAACGTAACATTATTGTGACTCGTGCCAGTGAGTTTACAGATGCTCAACGTGAACGTAAGTTTACTTTTAATAGAAGTAACTTGCCCATTGTTGATACCAATACCAACAGCGTTATCATTGACCACGGCGGCTGGCACTGGACTTACTTCGGACACAATGATTTTGCAGCCAATAAACTAAAGAACTTTGCCCACGCAGAATCTAAGGGCTTGGCAGACACAGTTGATGTTGACTACATGATTGCCAACAAGGTAGGATTTCTAGGATTCAACTATGTTGAGCGTTTTGAATATGTCACTGTTGATGATTATTTTCCCCGTATCATTGTTGAGAATTTAGAAAAATACCAAGACATGATCGTACCCAACGCAACACATTCTGTTTACGATTTTTATCCAGAGTAATATGGCATCATTTACACATTCGGGTAGTACTGGAGATACATTTAGCAGCCTAGCCTTTGTTAAAACACAAGGAGGTGGTGACTACTATCTTCGTCTTAACTATATGGACAAGGTAGCGGCCAGTATTGGTTGGGGCAACGCAGGTCGTCACAGCGGTCGTATGACACAGGGCGACTTTGATTTCCTTGCTCCTATTATGGAAATACAAAGTTGTCTAACCAAGTTTGCTGTATGGCAAGGCGAAACAGTGGATTTTGAGTTAGAACGAGTTGCTCATCATATGAATGATCCCATTTGGCCACGCAACTTTGCTAACCAATATGCCAATGCCATGGGTGTGGACCTACAAGAAAACTTTAGAACACTACAAATAGATCCCTATGTTGAAGTAGATAAGCCCACAGTGATACCAGGCCGTCCTATTTGTATTTCAAGAAACCCTCACTATTTGCAGGGCACTGATGATGTTAGTAAGGTAGAAGAATGGGTCAACTGGCTTGAGCGTAATCTTGTTGACCAAGCGTTTTTTGTGGGCTTACCTGAAGACCATGCTTGGTTTGAAGAAACAATGAAAGTCAAAGTACACTATGAACCTACCAGCGACGGACTAGCATTGGCTAGATTGATTGCAGGTGCTAAGATGATGATTGGCAATCAAAGTATGCCGGCAACATTGGCATTAGGTATCGGAACAACTTTGTGGATTGAAACACGCAAGAACACACCTTTGGAAAACAACGAGATTTTGTATCCTTTTAAATCTAATGTAACTTATTTTTAATATGTTGACAAAGAGTTTTCAGTGCGGTCCAAAAAAAGATCAGCGAACTGTAGAAATAGAGTTACCCGAAACTCCTGGCAGGATTGCCGTTTTTCTCAGTGGTGGTATTGATAGTGCATTACTTTACCATATCCTTCTACAGGTAAACAAAGAGTTTGGAAATCCACATACCATAGTGCCGTTGACTATTCAAAGAACAGAAGGGTCTAAGATTTTTTCTAAGTTAGTGGTGGCACACATCAATGATAACTTTGGGTTACCTTATCAAGACCCTATTACTGTGGGCAATCCCGATCTACCGCAACAACAACAGGTAGAATCTGGAGTAAGAGAAGCATGGCGTTTAGGGTATCACATGGCTTTTTTAGGGTTGATAGATCAACAGCCACAACATATGATTGGGTGGGATCCTGTTCCCTATCAAACAAGTTACTGGTTCAGAGCACCGCTAGAAAAATTAAACAAGACTCATATCATCGACCTGTGCAACCGTTTGGAACAAAATAAACTATATTACATCACACATACCTGCAACTCTCAAGAAGTAGGAAGATGTTATAATTGCAATGGCTGCAATGAAAGATCTTGGGGTTTTGAGCAACTAGGCCTAAAAGATCCAGGAAATATCTAAATAGTGGTTGACACAAAGACTAAATAAACATATAATAAATACATGTTAGCAAGCAAGGTATAAATACTTGTTGTAAAAAAACAACAAAAAAGATACCAAAAGTTGTTGACAGTGGTGTTGAAAGGCACTACAATAGAAGCATACGTTATATAAAAAGACGTATAAATTTTAAGGAAAAATTGGAAACTAAAATGCAGTCGTTACATAAACATTTGATACAAGGAACCGCAAGTCAGCTAGGCTATTGCCCTGCCGCCTTATGGTCTGCGTTCGAAATGTCAAATAATGATCGCACACCAGAGATTAAGATCGGGGTCCGGGAGACCAAAGTGTAATACAACTACACTCTAACTCCAAAGGACCCCAGGACTAAACACCCTGGGGTTTTTGTTTTTCAAGTGTTAAAAAGTGGAAACGAGATCCACGCTAGACACTATAATAACTAGCAAATGGGCGGCCTACCGGATGGCATTTCCTCTTGTGGAAAGAAAATGGTAGCGTATTAAAATGTTCTCATAGCGTCCCGAAAGCGCCGGAACAGACATAGTCTAGAGCATTTTAATACACACTCTACTACAGCACTAGAAAGATAAACTAGATGTTGACAGCATAGCTGGTAGAGTGTATAATAAGTTATATGGATGTGTAGGAAAACTGGTAACCCCAGGAGACTGTAAATCTCCCGCCCTTGGCACTGTTGGTTCGACTCCAACCGCATCCACCAAAATTTGGGCTGATGGCGTAATTGGGAACGCACTAGATTTGCATTCTAGAGTCCGGGGTTCGAATCCCCGTCGGTCCACCAAGTTTGCCGCAGGATGGAGAAGTAGTATCTCGGGAGTCTCATAAGCTCCAGTCCCTAGTGCGATTCTAGGTCCTGCATCCAGTTTAGGAATGGTAGCGTAGTTGGTTAGCGGAAAGACCTGCCACCGGACAGAAGTTAAGCTAGGGTACCTATTCTTAACGCCGTGTAATCTGGATCAAATTTATAGGCTTTAGAGTGATTGGAAATCCTAACTCTACAACATAGAGTTGTTGCGTGGTTTGAATCCGCGATAGCCCACCAATATCATCCGCCCGAAAGCGAACCACTCAAGTCTATCTTGTTTGCACTAACTCAGGGCTTCTTTATAACTATAGGCCGAGGGGACTGCTTGGTGTGGTCGCCGCACTGTCACTGCGGATATTCAGGAGGGTTCGATCCCCTTCTCGGTCGCCATTATTTTAGTAGGTAATGTTATTTTATTGGACCATATCACTTCGTGGTTTGGTACCGATGCCCATCTGATTGGATCATCCTCTCTAAAATAACGCTTGCCTTTTATTTCCACCCATAGATCAAAATCTTTAAGATAGAAATCAGGGTAGTATCTTTTACCTGGTAAGTATTCAAACCACACGGTCGTATTTTTGACCCAATGAATTGAATTTTTATCACATAACTGAGCGAATGCGAGTTCTGCGCCAGAATCCATTTTAAATCCGTTGTGAATTGATGTTTTCTTTCTGTTTGAATTTACGTGGAATTTATTTTTGTTGCTACAATCAACAGAACAGTATTTTCTGTTTCGTTGCGAATATGGTACTTCAAATTCGATACCGCATTCGCAACATTTTAAATTTTTTCTGAAAGCGGCCCACTTTTTCTTAATCCCCTCCCCACTTCGAGGGCTTTTTGGATTGGCGGCCCAGCCCACTGGATTGGCTTTAGCGTAAGCGCTGGCATTATCCTTGAAGGCTTGGTCTCTGACTCTTGAGTTAGCACAAGAGCGAGAACAGAAAATGCCTGGTTTATCGTGTTCGGCTCCACATTTAGGACAGTGTTTCATAACACTATTTAGTTCTGGGGTTCGAATGTATTTTTAATTTGCACTAGGGTTCGAGTCCCGTCCATTCCGCCAAGTTTACCCGGTTAGCTCAAAAGAAGAGCACTCGACTGATAATCGAAAGACAGAGGAGCGTTACCTCTACTGGGTACCATATAAAAACACATTACGAGAAGCGTCCGGGGCTTCGACTATAAAGAGAGTAGTGTGTTTCTATATGGTAAAAACAGGAGTAATTACCCTGTCCATATTGGGGAGTCATGACCTCAAGAATCCGTGTTCTTATAAGTGGTAATAAAGGCCCGTTATGGGGCTTAATGTAGGTTTCGATGCCCTACACACAATGGATTCCATATAAAAACACATTCTAAAACATAACGATTTAGGATCATCAAGGGGTACTTTCAGCACATCCCCGAGTGTGTTTCTATATGGTATATCAGTTTTTAGTAAGTCATACACGGGACTGCTACCTACGGGATAGATATCGAGGCTCGGAATCTCGGATACTAATTACAGACGCAATGACGGATGCATACGGCATTGTTGATACGCCATATAAAAACACATTACTAAGAGTCCAGGTTCAGAGCGTGGCCGAGTGTGTTTCTATATGGTGATTGTAGTTCAATGGTAGAATCCAGGATTGTGATTCCTGTTGTTGTGGGTTCGAGTCCCATCAATCACCCCAAGTTTGTCCCTATAGATTATCGGCCAGATCGTTGCCCTTTCAAGGCGAAGAGCCCGGTTCAACTCCGGGTAGGGACGCCAGTTTACCAATCAAATACTTTTTCAAAGACTTGATTACCTGAGTTATCAATTCTTAGTAAAAGCATTATTCTAAATTCATCCGAACCGTTATAAACATCGTGAGGAACCTGTGTGTCTAGAACATAGGGACTAGATGTTTCGAGTTTATCTATTACAGTACAATCTTTAATATTGTAATCATAGTAGTGTAATGATTTATCGTTTTTTTCATTATCAGCAATGATCAGTTTAGGTTCCACTGCTGTTTCGTAAAAATTTACAAAAGATTTTTTAGATTCTGTTAGTGGAATGTTAAAACTATAAGTAAAACCTCCACTATCTTTGTGGATAGGTATTCTTATTTTTGGCGATATAGCACTATATCCAACACAGCAATTTTCTACATACGAGGTTAGACCATAGCTGTCAAGCATAGTTCTAATGGACTTAAACTTTAAAAAAGTTTTTGCACTGTCTGGAAGAAAGAAAAAAGATGTAGAATCGTATCGTTCTTTTGGAAAAATACTTAGTGCATCTTTTTGTATTTGTTTAAGATTTTTAATCTTGATTTTTTTGTACAATGTCATATAAAAAAGCAATGTTAAACTAGATAATCTTTAAAAATCTTTGAAAGTTGATCTATAGATATTCTATTATTAGTTTCTTTTGAAAAAGGTATTATACTGATACAATAACGTTCTTCTAATGGATTGACAACATCGTGAGGTATTCCTACCTGTACAATACTAGGACTAGGTAGTTCGGTTGAATAAACTAACTCGACTTCATCTTCTGTATATAGCATAACACCCGGGCCGTGAGGGAAACTAGAAGTAGTTTTACTTATATTAGGTTTTTGTTTGTACCATTTCATTAGGCTTCCTTGCCCGCCGTAGACCCAATTTACTTTGGCAAAATCTTCTCCGGATACAGTTGAATCAGTATGTATTGCCCAAACTTTATCATTTGATGGTTTTTTATGAAATACCTGTACACGTTGTAAAATTAACCCTAGTTTGTCAAACAAACTAATTATTTCAGGATTAACATCATTTATGTTAAACCCGGAATAAACCATTCCTTGATATTTACTAAGTTTCGTTGGATCAGTTATTTCAGGTAAGTTTTTTAATGGTCTGTAATATTCTTTCATCTTTTATTTATTGACCTATTTGTAGTCAATAAGAAAATATACACAAACACATTTGCGGGTATTCTGTAAGACTAGTCCCTAACAATGTGACGACCAAGTGTGTTTATGTATGTTGGGGAATCGTACCAAAGATTAACGAGTATACTAAATATGTTAGTAAAGGTTCGATTATGAAAATATGCCCCAAATGTAACATAGAATTTGATCCAGGTAAATGGAATAAAGCGTTTTGTTCAAGAAAATGTTCAAATAGTAGAACATTCACTAGTGAAACAAACAAGAAAAGAAGTTTAGCAAATAGCAGAGCGTATCAAAGATTATCTGATGATAAGAAAAAGGAGATGATCGAAAAACGATTATCTACTTATAGGAACCACACTCCTGCTAATTTATGTATTTGTTGTAAATCATTAATAAACAAAAATAAACATAATATGTGTTGGGAATGTTATATTAAAAGTGATATAAGTTTAGAAGCAAGAGGACATCATTTTAAAAACTATAAAAGATTATCAGTTATTGATAGTAACGGAGATAGTGTTAGACTTATGTCTTCGATGGAAATTCAATATTACGAATATTTAGAGAAAAATTCTATCAAATGGAAAAAGCCAGAATCTATAAAATATACAGATCCTCTTGGAAAAAATCATTGGTATAAACCAGACTTCCATTTAATAGACACAGACGAAATTATAGAAATAAAAGGTCATTGGTGGAATAATGATAAACTCAAAATGAAATGGGTTATAGAACAAAATCCATCACTAGAAATTAAAATCATTATGAAAAATGATTTGATAAATTTAATTAGGGAATAAATCGATAAGAGCAGATACCAGTCTTTGAAACTGGGTGAGAAGGGGCGGTACCTTCATTCCCTGCCAAATTTGTTGTAAAAATACAACAAAAATAAGTGTTGACAATGGTGCAAAACCGTTATATAATACAAGCATACGTTAAGCAATTAACAATGTTCTTTAAAAATTGATCCATCATATATGCTATCGTGAGATAGCCGCTATATGTAAACGCACTAGATCCCTTTTAGTGGCTCGCACCGCTCAGGCGCACCGGGTACTAGATCCCTTTTAGTGTGTTTTCATATAGTTTATATCCTGTTAGTTTAATGGCGAGAACGCTGGCCTTTCAAGTCGGTAATACGGGTTCAATTCCCGTACAGGATGCCAAGTTATGAAGCACCGCGTGAGACGGTATGTGGTGTGCTGAAACTCTAATGAGTATCGCTAGGTAGGTTCGAATCCTACGTGCTTCACCAAGTTACGGAGACAGAAACTTATCACGGGTGCAACCGGTACCGACACCGTCATTGTTCTCAGATAAGCGGATAACGTGGACGGTGTATGGGTCATGCCTGTACATAGGCGGTCTCCACCAAGTTTATGTATGAAAGCCAGAAGAGTGATGGTGCCAGTAAATCTTTCCTGAAAAGTGAGGTATGGTGATAGCAGGGTGCGAGGCCAGCTTCATACGCCAAGTTTATAGGGAGTCACGCAGATGTCCTGCGTGGCTTAAATGACCAAGCCGAGTCGGCGTCCCGTAGCAAGTTTTGTAAGTGTCAGCAAGAGAAAGTCACGCTACAATATAGTTTCTTCGAAGGGCTATGTAGTGTAAAGCAACGGGGGGCGCAAAACCCTAGCAAAAATATAGACACGTTGGACAAGTATCCCAAGTGACGGATCTTGACCCTGCCGGCTTTATTACAAGGGAAAATGATAGCGATGAGAGAGACGCTATGCTTACAAATTCAATTTATGGAAGTGTGTCAGAGTCCGGCTTATTGAACTAGTCTTGAAAACTAGCGGCTCAGAAATGGGTCCGTGGGTTCGAATCCCACCGCTTCCTCCAAGTATAATATCTCCCTGATGTAATGGCAGCATGACAGTCTCCAAAACTGTTCGTCGGAGTTCGAGTCTCTGGGGGGATGCCATGCCGATGTAGCTCAGTTGGTAGAGCACCTGTCTGAAGAACAGGGTGTCACAAGTTCAATTCTTGTCGTCGGTACCAAATATTATTCCCCCGTTAGCTCATGGAGAGCAGGTCGGCTTATAACCGATTAATCTAGATAAGGTCCAGGATGTGGTTCGATTCCACAACGGGGGACCAGACATGGGACGATAACTCAGTTGGCTAGAGTATCGGACTTTTAATCCGAGAGTCGTGGGTTCGAACCCCACTCGTCCTACCATATAAAAACATATTTGACTAAATTCGGGTTCATCCGTGAGAGAGCGATCTCCTATATCAAGTGTGTTTCTATATGGTAATGTAGCATAGTGGCTAATGCAACTGCTTCATACGCAGTCTATCGCAGGTTCGAGTCCCGCCATTACCACCATATGGGTCATTAGCTCAACTGGATAGAGTCCCGGTCTTCGAAACCGGTTGTTGCAGGTTCGAGTCCTGTGTGACCCGCCATTAAAGATTGTTTACCCAACGTAGTGCTTTATTGACGTTGGTGAAATATTGCATTTCAAAATAGGTGTTATCGTATATGTCTTGGACCATGATACAGCAAACGCCATCTTCATATGATAGATGGATGTGTAGGCCAGTTGGTGTAAGGTTTTCGTAAATCTTCACGTAAATATTTATATATTAGTTGACAACGTATCGAAATCGTTGTATACTAATGGATAATATAGCAGCCTTAGTATAAATAACAACATACCACCGTGGTCTAATTGAATAAGGCAACGTTCTTCTAAAGCGTACGATGTGGGTTTGAATCCCGCCGGTGGTACCAATTATAAGGTACTATATGTATAAAAAACTTAGTTGTTGTAAATACTGTTCGTTAAATTTTTTAACATTGTCGCGATCTGAAATAGCCAATCATTCTAGATGGTGCCATAGTAATCCTAAAAGATCAGAATATAAAAAAGCAAATAATTGCTCACAGATGCAAACTGCCGATGCTATTGCAAAAAGAAGTGAAAAGATTAAACAAGCACATGCAAATGGAAAATATACAGGATCACATCAAAAAGCAGTTGAGACTAAAAAAATAAATGGTAAATTAAATCATACTGAAAAAACTAAACAACATCTTAAAGAAAAAGCATTAGCAAGTCCGCATAGAAGACTAGTTAGATCTATTAGGCAATATATAAAGAAAGACGGAACTATTATTAATTTAGATTCGTCTTGGGAAGAGGCATTGGCTACCCGGTTAGATGAAATTAATGTAAATTGGATTCGCCCTAATCCAATAAAATGGATAGATGAAAAAGGAATATCACATAATTATTTTCCAGACTTTTATTTGATAGATTTCGATATATATTTAGATCCCAAAAACCCATATGCAATTAAAGCACAACAGGCAAAAATAAAATGCTTGACAGAACAAATAAAAAATCTTATAATTATAAAAGGTTTAGAAGAGTGTAAAAATTATACGCCGGACCAGATAAGAGTGGGTTGGTAGCTTAGTGTCCTAAAGCAGCGGCCTCATAAGCCGTTGATCGTGGGTTAGAATCCCACCCGACCTACCATTTAAATAATAGTATGCAATACACTGTTCCACCAAAATGGTTTTATAAACCTGTAGTTGTAAAAAAACTCAAGGCGATTCAACAAGAGTTATTGCCTTTACTGTATAAAGAGTTTCCTGAGTTTGAAACCAGTGAAGGAAGATTTGTATATGTAGATCGCAGTCGTATCGAACCCTACGCACCTTTGTATACCAAATTTATTAACTCCATGGGTTTACTAGATCGTTGGGTGTTTAGTGCGTTTGTTACAACATCCCCTATTGGAGATCCTATACCAATACACATCGATAGTATGGATTGGCGCAATAAATGCTACGGTTTAAACATACCGTTGATAAACTGCGAAGGTACTTATACTGCATTTTATGACACAGAAATATGTGAAGAGCAGCCTGTTAAAGATAGTAATGTAATACACGAAGTAAGAATACAGCGTGAAGGTGCACCAGCTACTGAAATATGTAGAGTGGAAGCTACAAACACAATGTGGATTAACACAATGATCCCGCATATGCCACTCAGTACACATTCGAAACCACGTGCTTTGATAACTGCTAGATTTATTCCCGAAGTGCATGATCTAATCTACAAATAATATCTATGCAATATTGGGTATTTTTTATAGGTGGTGTCGGTGGAGATGGATTTGCAAATCTCTTAGAACATGCCAATAATATAACACCAGCAGATGGTAAACTATTATGGCGTGTAAGACCTATACGGTATGCAAATGATAGTGTTGGATTTTATTCGGCAAGTTATTTAAATCATCACTTTTTAAGATTTAATGATAATCATATAAAAAAAGATGAAGTAGAACCAAAAACTTATTATCGAAATTTGGTAGAACAAGGTTGTAATACCGTGATTGCGGATCATCCTTTGATTTATGATTTTGATAAAACATTTAAGTACTGGGATCTTTTTGAACAAGATCAACATAAAATATTTTTATATTCAACCGACACCAAAAGAATAACAGAAGAGTTCTGTGAAAAAAATAAAAATCTTCAGGATGTGAGAAACGGAAAAACACAGTTAGAAATGATGGAAGGATTTTCTAACTCTAAACCTCCACTGTATTGGATGCCAGATTTAAACTACAATACATATATCAACATCGATCAAGTATGGAAAGATTGGGATTATTTAAATGGCATTCTAACCAGTATAGGAATAGATTTAGATAGAAAATACTACGAAGAATATTTAGACATAGCTAAACGTCGGTCTATCATTGACACTAACAGCAGATAAGTATATAATTGTATATGCGGCTGTGAGTGGAAATATAGTAGACCTCCCGCCTAACCCATAGTTAGGAAAGGGGACGGGGCTGTGTCATAGACAACGGCCTTTGTAGGGGCAGGACCTACCAGCCGTACCAGATTTTAAATACCTGTTGACAAAGATCAATAAGTAATGTTATAATAAAAATATAGAGAGTTGACCGAGAGGCCGAAGGTACCTCCCTGCTAAGGAGGCATATAGTGTAGAACTGTATCGAGGGTTCGAATCCCTCACTCTCTGCCAAATAACAATAAAGAAGAATATGTACATTAAACCAAGCGCAAACTACAGAATGAAAAATGCTACCAAGAACTTGCTTGGTGGTCGTATGGGTCGTAAAGAACGTGCTGGCTGGAAAGCAATGATGATTCAAGCAGATCTTGCTGCCGCTATCGTTCCCAAGAGCACAAAGAATGAACGTAAGACTGGACTGCTAACTGGTTATGTAGCAGTTGACGGTAGTACAACAGAGTAAAGAAATATTCCGGTAGAGCAATCTAGGTGAAGGCAGCGGACTGTTAATCCGTGAAGCGTGGTTCGAATCCACGTACCGGAGCCAAACACATAACACACAAAGGAACCAAAATGGGATTTTTTGATAAGTTTAAAGCAGTAGAACAAACTGCAAAGAAAGTTGAAAATATTGTTATTGAAGAAGTTAAGGCCGTTGAATTAGATGCTAAATCTTTATTCGAAAAAGCCAAGGCTGATGCTATTGCCGCTAACGGTGAAGTAAATCGTCTCAAGGCTGAATTACAGTCTGCTTTGGCCCGAGCACGTGATCTACACCAAGCTGCCGCAGAAGCCGCACAAAAGGCCGCTGATGCCGCTGAAGCAGATGCTGTTAGACTCAAGGCTGCAATTTCCGCCCACTTGGCAGATTTTAAAACACAGGCCAGTCAAGTCATTACGCCGCCTGCACCACCAGCTCCTGAGCCAGTGCCTGCACCAGCAATCGGTCCTGCTTATGATGCCAGTGACCGAGTTCCTCCAACATTGAGTTAATCGCTCTCATAGTATAAAAGTATTACACGGCATTGGTAATGCCGAAACAGAGGAGCGTTACCTCTTGGGAGCACCAAAATACTTGTTGACAATACCTTGAAAAGGCGTTACAATATATACTTACTAAGCAATTAGTAGTTGTTCTTTAAAAAGTTAATTTAAAAAATTTGCCCGGGTGGTGAAATAGGTAGACACAAGAGACTTGAGAGTAAAATTTGAGTGCCCTATTGGAAACGATAGGAGTAGAACCCGTCAAATTCGGTGAAGGCTGTAAAATGCTAATACCGAGCGAAGCCTAAGTAGAAATACTTTTGAACGTGTAGAGACTAGACGGCGGGAACCTAAAGCGTAAGCAATGGTTAAGGTATAGTCCAGACCACAAACTTAATAGGTAGTGAAAACTATAGTGGTAAGAAAATCTCTCGCTCGAAAGGGCGTGCCGGTTCGATTCCGGCTCCGGGCACCATTAAGTGATAGTATTCGACGGGTACCGTTTATGGACGCATAAACTTATGAAGGATAGGGCCATCTTACCCTTTTGAGATAACCGTGAGCAATGGCTTAGGAGGGCCGCAACCCACTCCAAAATTCGCTCGGTCTGTAAGACCTGAGTATTATCACTTAATGGTAAACCGAGAGCGGTGGTGATATATTCAAAGAAGAATCAACAGGGGCCGGAAGCCTGGGAGTTGAAGACACTTTGATGAGGGATTTGGGACATAGTTCTCCCGTAGACACTGCAAGTCGACTACCGTGCTTACCGGCGGTTAGGGCTACCTGGAGTTCCCAGGAGGGAAAGTCGAACGGGACAATATCATGAGACCTGCGTAGATATTGTTGCCATTTTTGTTTAATAGATATAGACATATGTTAAATAGTATGCTATAATAATGTTTTAGTTAGTTAATAGCCCAGGTTGGTATATGTGTTTTTCAGCGTGTTTAGCTAAATAAATATATGAAAAACATTTACGAATACATTACCTTAGCAAAAGAAATAAGACAGGAACATCTTAAATTAGATGAAACCTGTATCGAAAGAGGTGCTGGTAGTTATTATTTTAAAGGATTACTAGCACATCAATTAGATACAACAGTTCCTACTGGACATAAAATACATTTATGTCATGCTTGTAATAATGGTGCTTGTGGAAATCCTAATCATATGTATTGGGGAACAGCACAAGAAAACAGGCAAGATCAAGTAGAGAACAAGGGTAAATCTGTTTGGGAAAGAACTGTAGAGAAATACGGTTTAGAGGAAGCTAAAAAGTTAAACAGCAAAAGTAAATTGGGTAACCAAGGAGGAGCTGGTAACAAAGGTAAACCTAAATCAGAAGAACATAAAAGGAAGATTGCCCTTAATCGTAAGGGCGGTAGACCTAAGAAAGTTAAAGCGGATGTGGCGTAACTGGTAGCCGCAACGGTCTTAGAAGCCGTCGCCGAAAGGCGTGTGAGTTCGAGTCTCACCATCCGCACCAAATCGCCCCTGGGCACCACATTTTATAGAAAGTGATTTTACATGTTTGATCCTAAACTGCTGACCCGTACTGTTATTGACACCAACAAGTGTGTTGACAATATCGGTAATCGTTTTGCACTAGTTCTGGTGGCTGCTATTCGTGCCCGTGAACTGAAACGAGGTAGTCGTCCCTTGGTAGACAATGCCAACAAGACCACTCCCAATGTTTTGGCATTGAAAGAGATTCAAGAAGGTAAAGTCGGATTAGAGTATTTGAGGAAGATTCGATGAGCAAAGGAAGTAGGCCACGTCCATACAGTGTTAGCCAAGAAGAATTTGGTAATAACTTTGATGCTATCTTTCGTAAACCAAGTCCGAAAGATATCGAAGATGCTCAAGCAGAAGACGAAGCTTTTAAGTTGATAGAAGAACGTAACCAATCGTTAGACAAGAAAACAAAGGAATAATATGAGTCCAAAAGTAAAAGAAGTTAGTGAAAGTTTTGGCCGTTGTGGTTGTGGTCGTAGTCCTGTGGGACATTGTATCGGTTGGCATGCACTAACCGAAGACGAGTTCCGTCAAGAGTTGGCCAAGTGGGAAGCCAAAATGGTTGACCCAAAGCATAACAAGATTGAAGATTAAATAGTTTTACGCCCTTATAGTTAAATGGTATAACGACGGTTTTGTAATCCGTAATTTGCAGTTCGATTCTGTGTAGGGGCACCAAAAAACAAAATGTCTTTAGTAAGACATTTTTAATATGTGTTTCACACCCTGCAGATAAGACAGGCTCTGTAAGTGAAAAAGAAGTACATATTAAAAATGCGGGATTCGTATAGTGGTAATGTAAGAATACACCGAGCAGGTATAACTCAGCCCGGTAGAGTGTCAGCCTTCCAAGCTGTTCGTCGCAGGTTCGAATCCTGTTGCCTGCTCGGTGTATTTTTTTAAGATAGGTATGATGAAAGAAAAGTTTAAGCAAGCATACATGGACACAGCACGTAGATTTGCTGAACTCAGTCATGCTCGTCGATTAAAAGTCGGTGCTATCGTTGTTAAGGATGATAGGATCATAAGCATAGGTTATAACGGTATGCCCGCCGGTTGGGATAACAACTGCGAAGTTGTTGTTGGCTATAACATTAATAATGAACCAGAGTTAAAAACTCGTCCTGAAGTACTTCACGCAGAGACTAATGCTATTTCAAAACTAGCTCGTAGCAGTGAAAGTGGATTAGATGCTGATATGTTCATTACACATAGTCCTTGTTTGGATTGTGCTAAACTTATTCACCAAAGCGGTATTAAGAGAGTTTTTTATCGTGAAGCATATAGAGATGATTATGGCTTGACATTTTTAGAGAAGTCAGGTATACTTGTAGAACAAATTAAGTAAAAGTTTTATGAACATTACATATGATAAAAACGGTTGGACAGTCTTTGTAAACGAAGATATTAATAGTTTAAAAAAGAAAGAAATAAAAGAAGTTGCTAAGTTAATTGTTTCAAACATGGTTGTTGTGTTTAAAAAACAGTCTATGACACCACAACAAGAACTTGACTTCTGTAGTGTAATCGGTGAGTATCAATATTATCCTGCCGACTATGAAAGATTTAAACACATTAGATTGAACGAAGGTATTTTACGAGTTACTGGTCAAAAAGACAAGTACGGTGAAGAAGGACTATTTGGACATCGTGTGGCATTGGATTGGCATGCTAATCAAACAAGTAATCCTGACAGAAAGCCTTTGATTTGGTTGTATGGCGACCAAGGTACCAAAGGTTCACGTACAAGTTGGATTAATAACATTGCGAGTTATGAAGGACTCAGCAATAAACTGAAAGATAAGATTAAAGACATTAGAGTATACTGCGGATATAAATCAGGTATGTATTCTGACAGTAAGTTTTTTGTCGAACATGTGAATAGAGATTATCCCATTAACCTAGTTCAAACCAACAAGGCTGGAAAGACAGGATTGTTCTTTCCATTCCTACAGATTTTTGGTTTTGAAGGTTATGAAGATGACGAGTTTAATTCAATAATGGAAACGCTCAAGAAGCACGTATTGAAGCCTAAATATTGTTATCATCATGATTGGGATGATGGAGATGTTGTAATATCAGAGCAATGGTTAAGTATACACAAACGATGGGATTTCGACGATATGGAAAACCGTGTATTGCATCGTATTGCTTTTGATTACAGTAAAGTATATAAGTAAAGATTTTGCCTGGATAGCTCAGGGGTAGAGCGTCTCCTTTACACGGAGAGGGTCCGCGGTTCGAAACCGTGTCCAGGTACCAAGTTAAACTCGGATTAGCGTAATCTGGTAGCGAAGTAAACTATTTGGGAGTATTAGTTTGAAACCGAACTAAATACAATAGAACCCAAATATTATGAACTACGCAAAACTATACAATCAAATTATTGAGAATAGATTAAACAATCCTTATGATGGATATACTGAAAAACATCATATTGTTCCAATAAGTCTTGGTGGATCTGACTCTAAAGATAATTTAGTAAGGCTTACCGCCAGGGAACATTTTATATGTCATTGGATATTAGTTAAGATGTATAAAGGTAATAAGAATTCATATTACAAGATGCTAAAAGCATTTAACATGATGTGTAATTCAATATCCAACAAACAAGAAAAGTATAGAGCTTGTTCGAGGATATTTTCAGTTTACCGGGAGGATATGAGTAAGGCAATGAGTGCTTTACAAGTTGGTGAAAATAATTCCCAAGCAGGAACAATGTGGATTTGTAATTTAGAGACTAAAGAAAATAAAAAAGTACTTAATGGACAAATACCAAATGGATGGATAGCTGGTAGAAATAAATGGAAGGTACCTGCTACTCGTCCTAAAAAAATAGTTAAAGAAAAAGTATCTAAAAAATACTTACACGGTTATGAAGTTTTGGTAGACAATGTATCTTACAACTCGATTTCGCAGGCCGCCGATTCTATAGGAATTGGGCACGAAACAGCAAGAATGAGGTTTAAGAGTGATAGCTTTCCAGAATACATAATTATATC